AATCAGCACTAAAATTAAATTGACCATTTAGAATAGCTTGTTTTGCTTTTTTGTAAACAAAATTAGCCACTCTATATGCCTATATCTTTTGATAAAATTACTCTATATTTATATCCAGTTTCATAATATTCTTTTCCATCTACATTGAATACTGGAGTTGCATCAAATGATGGAAAGTCTATATATATCTCTGGCTTCCAAGAGTGCATTGAGACTTTTGCTTCAACATTTTCCCATCTTGATGGTGTTCTTTGTATTTTTTTCTTTTGAGCTTTAAAATATTTTGTATTTAAAAAGTTTGAAGCTGGCCTTGCGTTAAATTGAACAGTAACTCTGCCGTCACCATATTTTCTATCTATATAAAATGCTCCGTTTTCTGGATCAACAGAAACTATATAAAAATTAGGGTTCTTGGCTAAAATCTGAACAGTAGAAAATGCATCTGCTCTGACTGACTTATCTTCTATTAATATCTCTTCATACAAAGGCTCTTGAAAAGATGTAATAGTTGAAGGAGTAGCATCATCTGACTTTGTAAACTTTATTTGCTCTTCTGCAATGGTCTCATTTACTGCATCTAGTAAATTTGCTACTCTAACGACATATTCTTGACCAGACTGAAGTTGAACATCCCAGAATAGTCTTAGCGTTCTGGATATTTGATTATAGTCACTAATGGTATTTATGGGAGTAAATGGACTAGCAACAGGGACTGGAGTAGCAGCTGTTGTTTGAACAATAAAATTTGAATTTATTAATGAACTGATTTTAACAGTTCTTCCAAATTTGATAACTACTACTTCAGAATCAACACTAGCGCTCTCTATAAGATATAGGGCCACATTCTCTCCTTATTGACGTATACATAATTAGTAATACTTGTTTATAAAAAAAGATAAGGGGTGGAAGCTTTCGCAACCACCCCTTATCCCACGGACTGCCATGATTAGTGGCCATAACTATAATTGTCCTAAGGTTATTAAACTTCGTTAGTGAGCTGAACCTCGTAGTTACGAGCTAGGCTTACATTCTTAGCAACAGTAATACCTTCACCGTCACCAAGCATAACAATGTCATAACGCTCTTTCATCTTAAGCTGACGGATGTCACGGCTTGGATCATCAAACTGATCTGTTGTCATGTCATCTTTAACGAGGAGTGTACCAACCTCATTACGGTCAATCAAGAAAAGGTCTGACTTAGCTGCGGTTGCGCCACTCTTAGCTGTAAAGCTAACGAATGGTGAAACCAAAACATTAAGACCCATTGGAGCGGTTGCATTGAGTGCTGCATCCGGTGACTGAGGACGGTATCCCCAGCTTGTGCCAACAGCAGAAGCTGCGCCACCTGCATGGAAGATACTATCCTTAAGGAATACCGACCACATAAGTGGGTGAAGTATAAAGTCTGTTGGAATGTGCTTTTCAGCCATAAGAACAGCCGCCATGTCAACGATGTCATCCCAAGTAACTGTTCCATTGGCTGTGCCAGTGAAACCCTTACCAGTTGTGTCATCATAACCTGCATCATCGTTGTCAAAGACAATTGTTGCAGCATCTTTGAAGCGACTTAGTGCGATTTGTTCCTTGAGACGTGCCATAGCACGACCTGCTGCACGAACATGAAGACCAACAATGTCCCAAAGTGAGTCAGTGATGACTTCTTCGGTGAATGCTAACTTCACGCCCTTCTTTGAGACTTTACCCTCAATTTGCTTTGCAAAGGCGAGTGCCTGCTCTGGATACTCTTGTCCTTCTGGGATCTCAGCTGCTTGAATAGCATTAACGGCTGGGAATTCGAGGGAACGACCTTTGCCAAGGCGTACTGTTGAAAGCAAAGGAGTTACCAAAAGCTGTGGCTCAGCTGCTTCCTTTAGAGTACGAGAGATAATCTTGGGGAAAAGTATTGCTGCATCAGGTGATGCAAATGCTTCCCTTACGGTTACTCTATTGTTCTCATCGATATACCCATCCTCTGATAATGCTGCTTCCCATGCTGGGAGACCAGAAAGAAGTTCTTGGATTGTTTTACTCATCTTAGGATTTTCCTCCTGCTAGTATTATAAGGTTAGGTTGACGCGGAAAGCGCCAATGACGTTGTTGACATCCAGATTACTACGGATACCAAGTTTACCTGAGAAAGTGCCTGAACGGGTAAGTTCAAATACTGTCTTAAGTGCACCTGGATCTGAAGGAAGCTGCATGTAAGAAAGCAAACCATCATCAAAGTTGGTTGCAAACTGTTCTACTTCGACTACCTTACCAACCTGGAGGTAAGAATAGACATCGCTTCCGCTAAGGAAGTTGGCTGCAGCTGCCAACACTGGACGACCCATATGGTCAGAGCGAACAACACTACCGACTGTTACGGTGTTGTTAATTCCGGTTACCATTGGGTATTCAACATAACCATGGGTAATGAAGCCAGCGCCTTGTGAGGTGCCCTTATCAAAAGGACGGTACAGGTCATACTGTGCAACACCGATTGGAACCGATCTTGCCGCAACTGTAACTGTATCAGTTGCACCAGAGCTGTAAGCTGGAGTTGCTCCATCTAATGGATCCCAACTTGCAGGCATATTGTCACCATAGGCTTGGCTTGAACTGGTACCATTAGCTGGTACGATTCTTGCGTCACCATTTGCATCTGCTACGACAGAAAGGATAGTTCCTTTAGGGATTACTATCTCAAAACGGTCGTCTTCTGAGTCAAGATACCAAGTTGGTAGACCAGGATGTGGAAGGAGGTATGCTGCTGGAGCAATACCTTCTGAAACCACAAAGCGACCAGCACCGGTTTTAGTGCCTACTTTGCGAAATTTAGCTAAACTCATTTTTAATTATCTCCTTGTTTCTAAAGTTTACGACGGCCCATTAGGGCGTCTACAAATACTTGCTCAACTGATACTTCTTCTTTCGAAGAAGCAAAGTTTCCTTCTTCATCAACGGTTGTTACATTCTGTTCGTCAATAGCAACTGTTGATTCATTATTAAACTCTGGCACTCCAGTAGAACGAGTCTTGCGGACTGGCATCTTTACTAGATCTCTAAGCGAATCGGCCAAAGAAGAAGCTGTACGAGTCACATGTGACTCAATGAGCTCATCTCTCGATGTATCTTCTTCAACGCCTGCGCTAATCTTTGCATCAACAACTCTTTCTACAAGAATTCTATGAAGTGCTACTTTAAGCTTTGCATTCTCTTCTTCAAGAGCCTTAATCTTATTGAGATTGTCGCCTTCTTGCTCAGCGGGCTGCTCAGCCTTATCGCTGAGGTCTTCGACTTTCTCTTCTGGCTCTTGATCTTCTTCAGCCTTCTGTTCGTCAGCTGTATTTTCTTTTGAATCAGCAGATTCTTCGGAATCAACAGCAACTAAGGCTTGTTCTTCTGAATTATCTACTTCTTCTTGAGATTCTTTATTTTCTTCTTCAGCTGATACTGTAACTTCTTCTTCTGAAGTTTCTTCAGCTGGAACTTCTTCTTCCTTAACTTCTTCGTCTTTTTCAGACTTTGAAGAAGCAATTGCAGAAAGATCTTCGCTCAACTCTTCAGTTACAGCTAAGATATCTTTCTCTTGATTGCGAACATCCATGTTAGATTTCTCCTGTAGATCAGTTTCTTTGGCAGTTTCCTCATTAGATAGTAATGAAACTGTTGAATTATGCTCATTTTCGCTTTCCTGTATTGCCATAGCACTAAGGAAAGCTCCTTTTAAGTGAAGATATAAGGGCTTTGATTCTTTTTTATTCATTTTTTTGAAAATTGAATCATGCTCTTCTATTGAATAGATATCTTCTTCATTCATATGAAGCACAAAAGCAGAGCTCTTGGCGACCCAACCTTCTGATGAAGGTTTTGAATCTTTATCAGATATAGCAGAAGTTGATCTAACGCTAGACTTACCATCTGCTGGTTGATTTACAAATGAATACTCTTTAAAGGAAATGTCTTGCATATCAATGAATGCAAGTTTTCCTTTATAGACTTGGCCCCTCTTGTACTTAGGAAGCTTAGGCCTTCCGCCTTCACTTTCTGTGGCAAGGTCTTCTCCAGAAATTGAACAGACAGCTTTTCCTGCTCTTCCACCAACTGAACCAGTAAGGTATCTTTTATCTAGAACCTTCTGTGCAGCTACTGGATCAGTTATTGCAATTTGCAATCTAACGAACGGGCTTCCGTCAACTTCTTTGTCCATCTTGGCTGCCATAACTCTACCAATAGGCTCTGTGTTAAGATCATGGTTTAGAATGATAGGCTTAGGGTAAGGCTCGACCCATGACTGAAGAGCCTTCTCTAGTTCTGTAGATGAATAATTATTATAGTTAGCAGTAAGTCCGTTCGTGTATTGCTGCAACTTCTATAATTAAACCATAATTTGTATTAAAAGATTCAGAAAAATTATATTCTGCTTCACTAATATCCGGAAGTTGAATAGTAAAATTTTCTATGAACTCAAAAGCCATCGTATCTCCAAAAGAGTGACTGAATGTTAATCACTATAGTAAATTAATTTATCCTAGAATAAACATTATTATATAAGAATATCATACTTTTGATAAACTTTTCAAAGTAATGTCACTTCTTGGATCGTTATTCTTCAAAATATCAAATAACATCTGTTTACTCATTACGTGAATTGAGTAAATATATGATGCTGAATAAAGTTTATATCCTTTTTCTGCACAACTTGCAGACCATCCGAGATCTTCTCCCTGATGATGTATTTGGTAATCAACGTTGTTGTAAACGTTTTTTGACATCATTTTTGCAGCCATAATAACATCTGCTTCAAAATATTCACCAAGAGGAAATTTTTGATCCCTATGAGCTTTTTTGCCAGGCTCATTAACCCATTTCATTACGCTTGGAAACATTGTTCCAACAGGAGTCATGAACATTAAAGTGTTAACTGCATCGGCCCCACTATTTATGTGAGATATTAATAATTGTATTGTATTTGGATTAACTAATAAAATGTCAGAATCTAAACTAAAAAAATAATCAGGTTGATATTCTCTAACCTTCTTAAGCAGGCAGTTTCTCAAATTTACCATATTCTCATATTTAGAAATGGTCCAATTTCTAGTCCCTTCTGCATGAGTAAAATGATTAACATTTTCAGGGTAAATTATATCAAATACAGAAACTTCTGGATGTTTATCTCTCCAGTCTTCTAGTAAAGATATTGTTTCTGTATCATCTTTTGATGCAACAAAAACAAAACCAACATCTTCTAAATTAAGAAATTGTTTTTGAATGCAGGAAATCCAGTATGGAAATATCCATGCTCTATTGTATATAGGGCAGCCAATTATTAATTTCATACTTAAGCGGTTGTTTGTTCCTTAACCTTAGGCTTTGGCTCTTCTGCTTTTGCCTTTGGCTCTTCTACTAAAGTTTGTTCTGGCTTGATTGTTACTGCCAACTTTTCGTCAATATCATCAAACTTTTCGTCAAATGCATTTATAACATCAACAAGAATTGACATTGCTAATCTTGCCTGACCATTTTCTACTGCGGTATTAAAACCTTCAATGGCATCTTCACCAAATCTTGCAAGTTTGCTAACTTCTGAATTAATTTTCATTTTGGACCTTTCTTGTCCTCTTCTATCACTTCAACTATATCTATAACATTATACTCTGATTCTAGAGCATTTTCAATAACAGACAACCATGTCAGATCTGATCTTCTAATATTTGGAGAAGTTCTTCTGCCCTGTTGATTTTGTGGTCTAATTATATTTCCTGGACCTTTTTTATTTGAAGGCAAGTTTCTTTGACCTTTATTAGCTGACTGTTGGCCATCTGAAGTTTTTGGTAAAGGTGCATTTTGCGCAGTTATTTCAGCTTGATTTTTAGCCATATCCATTTGAATCTCTGCTTGAATTCCAGCAAATAATTCTTCTTTTTCATAAGCTGGATCTATGCCAAGCTGGATTCTTGCTTCTGGCAATGTGATAACAGAATTGGTAAACTTCTGAATAATGTGAGTTTCTTTTTTAACTTGAGTATCAACGTCAATTTCATTGAACTTAAAAAAACATCTGTCTGAAATATCAGAATCCATTGGATTTACTATTGGGTCAAATCCGCCTTCAAATAATAGCTCATTAAATATATGGACTCTTATCATCTCAGAAAGATGCTTCTGATATTGCTTTACCTTATCATACAAAGCAGTATCAAGTCTGTCTGTCATAGATCTATTGCCGCCACCCATCATCATGCCAAGATGATGAGGTGCTACTCCTAATCCAATTGCAACTCTTTCCTTGAAGTGATTGAGGTAATTTGCTGCATCGAGCGCTGCATTATTTGCTCCGATTACTTCAACATCATGCCTATAAGGAAGTATTAAACCACCTTCAGATCTCATGTTTTCTACTTGAAATGCAGCATCTTCTATTTCTTCTGGCTCAGCTGGTTGTTCGGCGGTTCCAATCTTATACTTGTATAAGGGAAAAAGTTCTCTATGTACGAGGTTTTGAATATCTTCTTCTAATTGACGAAGAGCTATAACATCATCTAAGACCGAACTCATAAATGGCGTACCAAAAGCTCTTCCGGTCTTCCTATCAAAATGAAGATGTATGACTCTTTCAGCAGTCCATACTGGATCCTTATCGGTAGGCCCATAGGTAGTTGGATCTGTTTGCTGCTGATATGCTTTTGGTCTGTTAAATTTATCTCTTAAAATTCTAACTTGTTCAGTTGGAATAAGATAATAACCTACGATTGGTTGACCCGCATTTACTGGATTAAGTTTTTGAGGAAAATATTCAGACATATCTCCTCTTGCTTTGACTATAAAAACATTTGAGAACTTAATTAAATGATCAGCTACTTCTGTTAAGAAAT